CGGCAGGTCGCCGGGCCACGCGAACGGAAACGAGAAGGGGAAGAACGGCACGTCAGGCCACCGTGACGGCGACGTTTGCCGTATCGATGTCGACGATCTGCCGCACTGTCGGCGCGACGTTCGCGTCGAGGAACGGCCCGCCGGGCGCCGTCGACATGCCGAAGGTCACGATGTCGGTGACGCCTGCGACGTCGAGTGCGGCCGAGGCGAGGACGCGGGCGCGCACGACTTCGCCGGGCGAGAGCGAGGCTGCGGCGTCCGCGATCGCCTCCTGCACCGCGGTGTCCCCGGCGTAGGTGTCGGCGTCGACCTCGAGCTCGATCTCCACGTAGACGTCGACAAGGGTCGGGCGCGTGAACATGACCGTGTGCTCGGTCCCCTGGTCGTCGGTGACCGTGCGCGACGTGTTGCCGTAGGTCCCGATCCCGGCCGCCTTCGAGGCGAAGACCTGTTCGGCCACGGCATCGTTCTGTGCATCGGTCGGCGACTGCGGCCCGAAGACGATGCACTCGACGGTGTGCCCAGGGACCCCGTTGACGTCGGTCGAGTTCGTGTCGTTCTCGAGGATCGTGACGGTCTCGACGAGTGCGACCTGTAGCAAGTCCGCCCGGATCGCCTGGGCCGTCGTCGAGCCGGCGGCACGAAGCTCGTCCTCGCGCCGGATCCGCAGTGCCGCGTCGGACTCCTCTTCGGCTCCGAGGCTGGCGTCCTCGGTGTTCGTGATCGAGCTCCATCCGGAGACCGCCTGTGCGATGACGGTCAGCGTTCCAGAGTTCGCTCGGGTCGCGCCCGTTGTCTCGCACTCGAAGGTCGCGTCGACGTTCGCCGCCACCGCTCCGGCGTTCACGATCTCCGCAGCATTGAAGAACCTCGCCGTCGGGTCGTCTGCGACCGAAGCGATCAGGCTGCCGGCGGCGTACGTGCCAGGGTCGACGTTGACGGTCGCGACGACCGTGCTCGGGGTCGCCGCTTCTCGCTCTGTCCCGGTGATGCCGGCCCGGAGCGTGAGGGCGTAGCCGCTCGCCGAGTCGCCGAACATCGCGTTGTAGACGGCCTGGGCGAGTTCCCATGCCTCGCGGCACTTCGACGCGAAGACGCCATTGAGTTGCCCGACCATGCTCGCGGTCGCGGTGTTGATCGTCGGCGAGATCAGCGCGCGTTCATCGGCCTCGATCTCGCTCTTGATCGTCTCGAGGGTCTTCGCCTCGAACCCCGTCGATGTGAGTCCGGCCATCCACGCGAGGGGGCCACGTCAGGCCGATTTTCGTCCGGGGTCGGCCTCGGGCGACGAACGCGCCGCCGATCCTACAGGCAGTTCGCTTGCCCAAGCGCCACGATTCGTGCGCACCCATCCGGACACGAGTACCGATGCTCGATCACCGTCTGCGCTCCGTCGCACGCTCCGGCCGCTCCGCAGTGGGTCACCGTCTCGTCGTAGCCGCGCCAACCGGGGGCGATGTACGAGTCGGGGTAGCAGTCCTGGGGACCGTTGACGCTCGAGCACTCGGTCGTCATCGGGGCCGGATTGCACCCATCGGGGCAGCACGGCGAGACGCCAGAGCACGCGCACGCCAGACCGGAGTCGACGCCGCTGTCCGCGATCGGCCCCGCGTCCGTCCCGGAATCCATGGGCGATCCGGAATCTCCGGGTCCGTTCTGTCCGGCGTCGTGACCAGCGTCGTGTCCCGCATCGACTCGCACGGCAGACTCGGTGCAGCCCGCGATCAGAATCACTACCAGCATCCATCGCATGCGGGACAGAGTACGGACGTCACCCGGCGTCGTCGAGGACGAACGGTCCGAAGTCGTCCGCCGTGATCGCTTCGCCCTCGGTCGTGACCGCGTCGAGCCTGGAAATCGTGAGGGTTCGCGAGGGTCCATCGAGCGCGAGGACGAGGGTCCGGACGCTCGCGATTCCCGGCGTCCGAGCGACCGTCTGCCGGAACGCCTCCTGGACGGCGGCTATGTCGGGGTTGCGGACCAGGATCTGTTCCCAATACGGGACGCCCTCGCGACGGTCGAGGAACCACTCGCCGAGGAAGAAGCGCAGCCGGATGAGGACGTGCTGCGCGATCGCCTCGCGACCCGTGACCGAGGTCGTCGATCCGGTGCTGTCGAGGTAGAGGTCGCCTGTCGTCGTGTCGAGTCGGAGGTCCATCGTCACTCGGCTTTCAACGTAGTGGAGGCGAGCGCCGGTGGCCATGCGGAGAGCGCTACGACGAGCGCGGCCTTGAACGCCGCGCCGCCGTCGCCGGGAGTCGTTCCAGCGTTGGTGATCGCTGTCTTCAGCGTGTTCAGTGCCGTCGTCACGAGGTTCGCCATCGCCACGAACTGCGTCGCCGATTCGCCGACGAGGAGCTGCACGCCGGGTCCGAGCGTCACGACCATGTGCGTCGGGTTCGCGGCAGACGTCGCGCCAACGGGCCGGAGCCCGGGCAGGAACACGGCGCCCGCGAGCGAGTGGCATCGCTGGTCGCCGGGGCTCGAGGACTGCCCGGTGTACCGCCACTGCCCGATGTCGCGTTCGCAGAAGAGGATGAGGCCCGTATCGCCGACGGCGATCGGCGTCGTGATCCCGTTCAGGCCGGATCCGGGCATCATCACGGGCACGTCGAAGATCGCAGGAAGGTCTTCGTGGATCCAGTACCCGTCCGAATCCTGGACGGCTTGCTGCACCTGCGGCGCGACCGTGACCGTCTGCGTCGTCGCGTCGTACTCGGTGACCTTGCCCGGAAGCGCCGTGTGGATCGCGCGCTCGCGACTCGCCCACCATGCACGGAGCACGTCAGGGATCTGGGGCGTCGGTCCGGCGGTCGTCATCGTCGAGCGTCCTTCGTCTCGCTGGGCTTACGCGATGCTCGCGCGCTCGTCCGGGTCCCAGGCGGCTCGGCCTCACACTCGACGTACCAGTCCTGTCCGTGCGAGTCGCCGCGGTAGGTCGCCTTCGTCACGCGGTACTGGCCCGCCGTGAGCGTCCTCGTTCTCGGCTCGATCAGGCGGCCGGGGAACAGGTCCGGGATCATGAGCGCCCTCAGCTTGATCTTGCCGCCCGTCTCGCGGCTCACGTCGCCGACGAGACCGGAGTCCGCGTCGAGCCGAATCGCGGCACCGCGGAGCGCCTGGCCGAGCGGAACGAGTTGCAGCGCCCCGCCCTGGATCGACCACTCGAGCTCGCACGATCGGCAGAGCCCCTCGAGCGCTTCGGCTGCGCTGCCCTCGATCGCGGTCCCGCCGACGAGCGTCGATCCGGCGCCGCCCGAGAGCGACGCGGATGAGGACGCGTTGGGGAGGTTCCCGACGCCGAGTCCCATCGCGGACGCGATTGCCTCGAAGACCGCTCGAAGTGGAGTGCCCGGACGAAATGACCGCTGAATCCTGGCCGTGCGGCGCCTGCGTCCACCGTCGACGCCCGAGATCTTGGTCGTCCAGTTCGGTTGCTCGTACGTGTTCGCGACCGTCGAAAGGTCGCCGGAGAAGATGACGTGCGTCGTCGTCCCGTACCCGACCGCGAGCGTGCACGACACGGAGTCGAGTCGCTCGAGTTCACCGCGCCGCTCGGCCGACAGGTTCGATACCGTGATCTCGGCCTTGTTCGGCGTCGACCGAGACGTGCGCTCGACGAGGAAGGCGACCCGCAGATCGCGGATCTCGACGTCGCCCACCCGGAGTACGTACGCGCGATCGAAAAGCTCGGTCATCCCGAGATCTCATCGAGGTCGTAGTAGAGCAGCGTCGTCGACGTGCCGAGTTCGGAGAGCCCCGGAGCGTCACGCGAGATCGCGGACGCGAGCATGAGCTTCCCCGGCGGCCGGCGTTCGTCGGTGACGCGCCAGAGTAGATCCCAGAACGGGACAAGCGCGATCCCGGCGACGATCGACACGCCGTCGACGTCCGCAACGTCGAGCGTCCAGCGGCCCTCGCGCTGATTGAACTGGAACGTGAGCTCGAACTCGATCCCGTCGAGTTGCTGGCGTTGACGGCAGCTTCCGCGCGTTCGTGCGATCTCGGGGATGACGACTTCGGTGGGCATCAGAACAGCGAGTCCATGAGCTGGGCAGCGCTCGATCGGTTGTCGGCCGCGGACGAGGCGACGGTCGGAGTAGCCGCCGCCGGAAGCGGATTCGCCTGGGTCGGCTGCGTCCCCGCGTTTGCGCGCCGGTTGCCGCGGGTCTGCGCTGGCTGAGGGACGTTCGCCGTCGTCGACGTCGCGATCCGAACTTCGCGCGCGTCGAGCTGGAACTCGATACCCTCGCGGTTGTCGACGGGGAACGAGAGCGACGTGATGATCATCGACTCGTACCGACGGAGCGGCGTGACGATGGTGACGATCTTCTTCGACGACCGAAGGACCCGAAGCGCCTCGTAGACGAGCTGCACGCGGTCGACGCGCTCCGAGAGTCCCTGGACGAGCATCGACCCGCTCGGTACCTGGACGCTCACCGAACCGTCGACGGCGCCGCCCATGTGCGTGGCCATCGGGGAAATGAGTGCGTTCGAGATGTGGCAGAGCGACGAGAACGTTTCGAGCTCGAGCTTCACGTGGTCGGTGACGTCCGACCCATCCTCGACCGGATGATCGGTCGGGGTCGCCGCGAGCCCGTGTTCGTGCGAGAGCGATAGGAGCTGGATCCGCTCTGTCGCCCCCGCGTCATCGGTGTAGTAGAGGTCGATCATCCGTCGCCCTCATCGACGAGATCGCCGAGCGCCTTCGCGTTCGTCTCCTCGTTCGCGGTGCGGATGCCATCCTGAATCCTCGCGATCAGCGTCTCGTCTTGGACGAGTCCCGTGATCTGCACCTGCGTCCGCGACTGGACGTTGACGCTCTTCGCGTTCGGGACCTGCGCCGTCGCGATCGACGTCTGCGCGTTCGCCGCCGTGATGAACGGGTTCGTTCCGGTCGCGAACGTCGATTGCGCGCCCGCGATGGTGTTCGCTCGACGGTCGCTCTCGGCCGCGTCAGCCCGGAGTCCGCCCGATCGCAGCCCCGAGTTCGCGATCCGCTGGGCCTGTTCGATCCGCCGTTGCGCGATCGCCTCGGCCGAGAGCGGCGTTCCGGTCGTGTCGACGCCGGCCGCGTTCGCCGCCACCGCGAGCGAGTCGAGGGTCTGGTTCACGGTGTTCGCAATCGTCTCGCCGATGCCTGAGATCGACTCCTGGATCGAAGCGCCGACGGAGCTGAACGCGCCTTCGAGGCGTTCGGCCATCTCGAACAGATCGAACATCGCGCCGCGCAGCCCGGTGACCCAGGCTTGCGTGGTCCCGACGCCAGCGAGGGAGTCGATGAAGCGCTTGATGACGGAGTCGCCGCCCTCGAACGTCGTGATGAGGTCGTCGGTCAGGAGCGCCGCGCCCGCGATGCCT